CATTCGATGCCAAAGTAAACTTCGAGGATGTATATTCTCAAGTCCGTATGTGGGATACTCTTATATACAATGACTTGAAGAAGAGAAACATTGTCGTGCCACCTCGTCAGTCAACTAAGAAAGATGAAAAGTATGCAGGAGCGTATGTTAAAGAGCCTCAGCCAGGTATGTACGATTGGGTTGTTAGTTTTGACCTTAACTCTCTATATCCTCATCTCATCATGCAATACAACATCTCACCAGAAACCTTAGTTGATGAGCGTCACCCTACAGTTACTGTAGATAAACTGCTCAATCAAGAAGTAGATATTGATGGTGACTATGCTGTCTGTGCCAATGGTGCACAGTATCGTAGAGACATTCATGGTTTCCTACCAGAGATTATGCAGAGAATCTACGATGAAAGGACTATCTACAAGAAACGAATGCTTGCCTCCAAGCAGGAGTATGAGAAGTCCCCAACCGATAAACTGAGGAGAGATATCTCTAAGTTTAATAACATTCAAATGGCAAGGAAGATTCAACTCAACTCTGCCTATGGTGCTATCGGTAACCAATACTTTAGGTATTACAATCTTGCCAACGCTGAGGCAATCACATTGTCTGGTCAGGTATCTATCCGATGGATAGAAAATAAGATGAATACTTATCTTAATAAACTACTAAAGACAGATGATTATGATTACGTTATTGCTTCTGATACTGATAGTATCTACCTCAACTTGGGTCCTCTGGTTGAAGCTGTATACAAGGAGCGAGAGAAGGATGGTGAGAGCATTGTGCGGTTCCTTGACAAGGTGTGTCAGGTGGAATTTGAAAAGTATATTGAGAGTTCTTACCAAGAGTTGTCCTCCTATGTAAATGCTTATGCTCAGAAGATGGTAATGAAAAGAGAAAACATTGCCAACAAGGGTATCTGGACTGCTAAGAAACGTTACATTCTAAATGTGTGGAATAGCGAAGGTGTCCAGTATGCTGAGCCTAAACTAAAGATGATGGGCATTGAAGCAGTCAAGTCATCAACTCCTGCTCCGTGTCGAAGTGCTATTAAAGAGGCACTAAATGTCATCATGTCAGGAAATGAGTCCGATGTGCAGGATTACATTGATAAATTTAGACAGAGGTTTGAATCAATGACACCTGAGGAAATAGCATTCCCTCGTGGTTGTAATAACATTGCAAAGAATTCATCCCCTGCTACAATATATGGTAAAGGATGTCCCATGCACGTGCGTGGTGCTCTACTGTATAACTATTGGGTCAAGAAGAAGAAGTTGACACACAAGTATCCTCTCATCCAAGAAGGTGAGAAGGTAAAGTATGTCATGCTTAACACCCCCAATAAAATCAATGAGAATGTAGTCTCATTCTTTCAAACATTACCACCTGAGTTGGGTTTGAATGGAAGTATTGATTATGACTTACAATTCAATAAAAGTTTCCTTCAACCGTTGCAAGTAATACTTGACACTCTTGGATGGGACGCAGAAAAAACCAACACATTGGAGGCACTATGGAGCTAGACGAATCAAAAGACAAATGGAATCGTGGAGTAGACTTATTTACAGAGTCTGTCTGGAAACCTGACGAGAAACTTCGTCAATGTGCTCGCAATCAAGATTGTTATCAAGAGCTTATGGACGTCAGAGATGACGTGCTAAAATATTTAAAAACATTGAGATGGAAATGAGTTTTCTAAAAGATATTGTCAAAGAAATTGGCAATGAATATGCAACAGTAGTATCAGACGAGCAGGATACGTCCTCATTCGTAGACACAGGTAGTTACATTTTTAATGGACTTGTATCTGGGTCGATTTATGGTGGTATTCCCTCTAATAAAATCACTGCTATTGCGGGTGAGTCTTCCACTGGTAAGACATTTTTCTGTTTGAGTATAGTTAAACACTATCTCGAGAAAGACCCAGACGCAGGAGTAATTTACTTTGAATCTGAGTCTGCAATATCAAAAGAAATGATTGAGTCTCGTAACATCGATGCCAATCGTATGGTTGTTGTGCCTGTCACTACAGTGCAGGAGTTTCGCACTCAGTCACTAAAGATTCTTGACAAGTATCTGTCACAACCTGAGGAGCAACGCAAACCTATGATGTTTGTTTTAGACTCTCTTGGTATGTTATCTACTACTAAAGAAGTAGAAGATGCTGAGGCAGGGAAAGAAACAAGAGACATGACTAGAGCACAAATTGTTAAGTCAATTTTCCGTGTGTTGACACTTAAATTAGGCAAAGCAAATGTCCCTCTACTTGTCACTAATCATACATATGATGTAGTGGGTGCTTATATACCTACAAAAGAAATGGGTGGAGGCAGTGGTCTTAAATACGCTGCAAGCACAATCATCTATCTTTCCAAGAGTAAGGAGAAAGATGGAAAAGAAGTGATTGGTAATTTAATAAAATGCAAAACAGCTAAGTCGAGGTTAACAAAGGAAAATGCACTTATTACAACTAGACTCTTCTATGACGAGCGTGGACTTGACAAGTATTACGGACTATTGGAGTTGGGTGAAAAGTATGGAGTCTTCCAGAAGCGGGGCAATAGGATTGTTGTTGGTGAATCTTCCGTTTATCCTTCTGCTATTCTTGCCAACCCTGACAAATACTTCACCGAAGGAGTAATGCAGCAACTCGATGATGCTGCCAAGAAAGAATTTACCTATGGAACTTAGAGAATACGTCAAGGTTTACGACGATATAGTTGACCCTAATGTCTGTAAAAATGCTATAGAGTTGTTTAACAAAGACGAGGCAGTAGTCCGTCTGGAAAAACCACAGATGTCATCACTTAATATAACTGAGAGGTCTGAGAAAGATAAAGACCATGATTGGAGTGTGGTGCAGTCTGAATCTATCATGGCAATCAAAGCATGTGCACAGCAGTATGCTATGGAAGTCAAGGTAGATAAGTATTGGCCAACAGAAAACCGTCTTGAGCAAATCAAGATGCATAAATTCGTGGCAGAAGAAGGGGATAGTTTCCCCACTCACATTGATGTAGGTAACTATGAGTCTGCTAGGAGGTTTGCAACCTTTGTTATATTCTTAAACGATACCGATGAAGGAGTATACTTTGACACGTTAGACTATAAAGTATCTGCAAAGACAGGTAGGATAATGTTGTTTCCATCTTCATGGCAGTATCCATATACAGACTTAGCAGCAGATGATGACAAGTATATGATAACCACATACCTACACTATGTTTGAATTCAATACTCACCCACCGATGGTTTCACACGTGCAAGGGTCACCAGTGTATATCATTGATGATTTCTATAAGTATCCTGAGGAGGTTGAGGATTTATTTTGGGAGAATGAATTAAGATATCACAAAGAAGATGACCCAGGTTATAATGGTAAATTATTCCATGACATGAGACATCATTTTCCGAATGATGACCTGTGGGAAGTTGGAGAATATTTACTTGACATATGTGGTGCAAAGTATCATGGGTCAGGTCGTGATTGTTTGAGTAATGTATTTGAATATGAAGGCAACGACCACATTGATAACTATTGGTATCCACATCTAGATGCAGGGTATACAGCATTGATATACTTTGAGGGCACAGGCACTAACTTGTATGCCACACCCAATCAGTTTGAAGTTGAAGACTGTGATTCAATACCAGAGCATGTCAAACCATGGCGGTCTAAAAAAGATTATGAATTGCTGTTGACATTCGAGGGTAAGTACAATAGACTTGTGCTATTCAACGGAAAGAAATTTTATCACGGAGCAGATATTTACTACTCCCCAGTCAAACGTTTCAACCAAGTATTATTTTTTACAGATGAGCCTTAAGATAGAAGAAGTAGCACTAAGTAAACTCATATTAAATGAGCCTTATGCAAGAAAGGTTTTACCATTTGTAAAACCAGAGTATTTTGACGCATTTACTAATCGTGTCCTCTTCGATACACTTAGTGAATACATTAATAAGTTTGATACTACACCTGAGCCTAACGCTCTCAAGATTGAGATAGAAAAGAGGAAAGATATTACTGAAGAAATCTATCAAGAGATAGAAAACTTCTTAGATAACCTTGACACAGACCATTACAATGATGAATGGTTAGTTGACACAACTGAAAAATGGTGCAAGGAGCGTGCTATATACTTGGCACTGATGGAATCCGTTAAGATTGCTGACGGACAAGATAAAACACGTACAAAAGATGCTATACCTAGCATCATGTCCGACGCACTAGGTGTTTGTTTTGATGAATCAGTAGGACATGATTACATCTCAGACGCTGATGACAGATACGATTTCTACCATAGAAAAGAAGAAAAAGTCCCCTTTGATTTGGACTACCTTAACAAAATTACCAAAGGTGGTCTCCCTAATAAGACTCTCAACATCGCTCTTGCTGGTACGGGTGTCGGGAAGTCTTTATTCATGTGCCATGTCGCTAGTTCCTGTCTCTTACAGGGGCGCAACGTTCTCTACATTACATGTGAAATGGCAGAGGAGAAGATTGCAGAGCGAATTGATGCCAACCTCCTTGACATCCCAATCCAACAACTCCAAGACCCCTTACTGACAAAGCAAAAGTATCGTGCTAAGATAGATGTGTTGAAGAAAAAGACACAGGGTAAACTTGTTATCAAAGAATACCCTACTGCTTCTGCACATGTGGGTCATTTCAAAGCACTTTTAAATGAGTTGTCATTGAAGAAAGGATTTCATCCTGAGATTATATTCGTAGACTACCTAAACATATGTGCTAGTAGTAGATACAAAGGCACTATCGTAAACTCATACACATATGTAAAAGCAATCGCTGAAGAGTTACGTGGACTAGCAGGAGAATATAATGTGCCTATCTTGTCTGCTACACAGACTACTAGGTCTGGTTATGGTAACTCTAACGTAGAGATTACTGACACCAGTGAATCTTTTGGTCTTCCTGCTACTGCTGACTTGATGTTTGCTCTCATATCTACAGAAGATATGGAAGAGTTGAATCAAATTATGGTCAAGCAGTTGAAGAATAGATACAATGACCCCACTGTATACAAGAGGTTTGTCTTAGGTATTGACAGACAGAAGATGAGGTTGTATGATTGTGAGCAGGGTGCTCAAGATAACATCATAGATGCAGGAGATACTCCTCAAACATTTACAGATACTAAAAAATCATTTGACGGATTTAAAATTTAATGGCTGATTTTACTAACCAATTTGACCCTAAAAAGGGTGACCAAGATGCTGCTGCAGAGCGTATCAATAGTGCTGCTAGAGATAAAGTAGACGAAGCACAAGAGAAAGTAAAAGCAACTGAGGCAGAAACTCCCAAGACACCCGAAGAAATGGGTAAGAAGATGGGTAGTGCACCTAAGTCTAAGAAGAAGTTAGATAAGAAACTAGAAGAGAAGAAGAAAGCAGAGAAGGAAGGTCCTAAGAAATTTGAGGTAGACTTAGATAAGTATACTGAGTTTGTTGACAGAGTAACATCAGACCCTAGTAAAGACTTCCAAGCATTGATGGAAAGATATGCTGAGTTGAAATCACAAGGATGTAACATCCAACGTCTTGACACTGCTGCATCAGGTATGTCTGCTGAAGCAGGAGAGTTTATGGAGATTGTAAAGAAACTAAAATTTCAAGGAAAGGATTTCAATGCAGCAAACAAAGAGCACTTGACTAAAGAGTTGGGTGATATTATGTGGTATGTTGCACAGGCATGTCTAGCATTAGGTGTGAGGTTTGATGAGGTAATTTATATCAATACACTTAAACTAGCAGCACGTTATCCAGGCGGTATGTTTGAAACTAATTACTCAGAGAATAGAGCACCTGGTGATATCTAGTGCAGTATATAGTCCCCTCTAACTTAGGATGGCTAGAAGATAAACTAAGTCCAAAGGAGATAAAACTTCTTTGGAATTATATTCTTGAGGCAAATGTAAATGCCAAACCTAATTTGGTAGGACATCTACATGAGAGTTTATATTTAAAGGATAAGAAGAATCAATTTTTTGATAGGACATTAATACAATACTGTAGTCATTACGCATTTAAGTTTGGTAATCAAGGAGATAAGATACCTACTACAGGACAGCATCAGATGTGCTTGGAAAGTTTCTGGGTCAATAGGATGAGAAAGTATGACTTCAATCCTTTCCACAATCATTTTGGTGTGTATAGTTTTGTCATATGGTTAGACATACCTACAGATTATGCAGAGCAGTATGCAACTACCGAAGCAAATGACGGTGGCTCTGCATCTAATTTTGAGTTTATGTATCCCAACATACTAGGAGAGATAACAACATATAAGTATCAACTAAGTAAAGAATCAAACGGCACTATACTATTCTTCCCATCTAAATTAATGCATGGTGTATATCCATTCTATAATTGTGATGATGAAAGGATTTCTATATCAGGAAATATAGCTATAAAAACAGACTAAATACTTGCATGACAAGAAAACAAGACACCGAGCCCCTCTTTGATGGAGAAGGTGTAGGTGCAATACCTATTGGTAAAAGCAACGCAGGATTCCTATACGAGAGTAGTCTCATTAAGTCTCTAAGGAGTCAAGGATTTACTGTGTCTGACCCTGCGGGTGCTGACTCTTCTAAGGCTGACCTTGAGTTAACAAAGGGAGCTAACATAGTAAAGTTTGAATTGAAAGAAAAATTATCTGCTGACTTTGCTCAGAT